CTGTGCCGTTAGCAAGTGTAAGTCCTGAGTTGTTGATTGTTACATCAGTAGAAACAACTTCTTTGGTTGTTGTATTGTATACAGTAACATTACCACCAGTTGCATTGTTAGCACGAATTGGATCAACATAGAATCCATTATTACCGTCTGTGCTGTCATAGATTGATGTGCCATTTGCTAATTGTAATTTACCTTCTTGAGTAAATTGCCAAGCATATATGCTGGCTGCTCTAATTTCAACATTAGCACCTGCATCAGTAACTCTGACATAGTTATTTTCACCACCAAGGAACAAATCAGCACCAGAAGCATCAATTGTACCGCCAGCTCTCAAGTGAATGTGATTTACTTCAGTTGGATCAATTATAATATAACGGTCATCGTTATTAGTTGTATCAGGATTTAATTCTAGTAAACCATTAGGGTTGTTAATCTGAGCAGAATTTGCTAATTTTAAATCTCTTTCAAAGAAAACAATATTTCCATTTGCTGTAAAAATACGGTCTGCATTAGACCAGAATTCTACTTCACCGTCTGCTGGTGAGAACATACCGCTATCGAGGCCACCTTCAGTACCAGAGAATGAATAACCACCTACGTTATTACCTTGTGCGGCTAAAAATTGTTTAGCATATATTGAAGCACCGTTAGCAGCAGTAAAAGCCTCTGCAAGTGTGTTTGCATCAATATCAGGTTCATCACCAATATTAACATTATCAAACAAGTAATAGTTTGATGTACCTGCGTTGCGAACCAAACCAGTTATAACTGTTCCACCTTCACTTCCGTGTTTTGCGTAGAAACCGATATCAACTACGTCACCTGTTGTATTATTTGCAGCTAATTCAATTAAAGAATCTGTTGTTGCGTAGATTGCTGTATTAACATATGTTGTAGTACCTTGAACAGTCAAGTTACCAGAAATTTGAACGTCTGTTTGAACATTTTGAACAGTACCAACCATTTCCGTATTTGAACGGAATACTGTATTGTCTACTCCAAATATTACATTACTTGTATCAGGTGCAATATGAGTTGTAATACCATTGGCACCAAAGAACTTTAATGTGCCGTCCACCAAGGACATAGTATTAGAACCATCATTTGAATCTAATGATATTGTGGTAGAAATAGTTTCTGTGTAAACATTGGTGACAGCACCATGTGCATCAACAGTAATTACAGGAATACTTGTTGAACCACCGTAAGTACCGGCGTCTAAATTACCAAGGTCAGACCATGCACCAATTTCAAGGGATCCTAGTCCGTCAGGAGTACCGATGAATAATGTGTTAGATGAATATGAATATCCCAATTCACCGTTGGCTAGGTACGAAGGTGTATTGGCTTCACCTGAGCGTTTAATGAGAATTTGTGTGTTTGAGGCCATCTTGTCAGTTTCCTTGTTATTATTATTGGTTGGTACTGTTATCTTCTATTTATTAAAACCCGCCACCGTCAATTAAATCTAATATTAAGTTTGCGGAACCACTTTCATCTCTAAAAACTAAAGTATTTGATGTATTTTCTCTAGTTGCATTATCTACAATCTTAACATAATATTCCCCGCCAATTTTAATGACATTATTGGTGGTATTTCCAATAAACATTGTATTGGATTTAAAGGAATAGGCAATTTCACCATCAACTAATGATTGTGGTGTATTATTCGCATAAGAGCGAAGTATTTGTATGACTGTATTAGAAGCCATTTTAGAAGAATCCTTGGTCTAATGATGGAACTAATGCGCTGACTGATTCCACAATAAAACTATTTGTATTAGCCTGATAGACGATAACATCACCATCATTTTTATTAGCTAAACTTAAATCGGTGGCACTCTTTAGTGTTCTTCCACCATAAGCAAGTGTATTAACTCTTGGGTTGATTGTTGGCCCAATTTGAACATTTACTGTTCCTATGACTTGACCTGGCATATTTACCTCGTTACTCTAGGAGATACATCAATAATACCTTCTAAAATTCTTACGGTACTTGAATGAATATCATCAACAATAATCGTATCATATACATAACGACCTGGTTTAATTACTGCCGTGTTGGCAGCATCAATTTGCATCGTAATTACACCAGTAGTTACATCAATTGAAGTTGAAAAAGTTGCAGCTGCATTTGCGGAATAATAAGATTTACGGAGTTGGCTATACGCTGTGTAACCAGTTAAATCATAAATTTCTTGGTAGACATCATCAATTAGAACAGAAGCTGAGAAATCACTTCCTGCTTCTAGATAAAGATTTTGATAGGCTGCCGGCATTGTATCCTCTTAAATAAGCCATTAATACCTATATTTAGTAAGGAGTAAAATCACTTTTTTGGTATTTGAAACTGTCGCAAAAAATTTTAGGGCCGGAACTCAAAAATATGAAATTTTTATCTTTTTTTCAATTCATCAACTTCAGATTTTAATTCTTTGATGGCTTCTATTAATAATGGTATTAATTTTTCATAATGAACAGTTAAATATTGATTATCAATTGGTGCAGGTACAACAACTTCAGGTAAAACTTTTTGTACCTGTTGTGCAGAAACTCCAACTTCTTTTTTTACAGTATAACCTAAATCTTGTGCAGTTTGATTGGCTTCATAGTAAAAACCAGTTAAGGTTACTAATTTATCTAATGCATTTTCAATATTACCAAGTTTTGTTTTTAATCTATCATCAGAATAGTATGCTGTAATAGCATTTGTTGCTAAAATTTCACCAGTTGTTGCTGAAGCAGCTGTTCCAACACCAAGTGATGTAAACTGTGGTGTACCTGTTGTTCCTAATCTTGCCGATGCTAATGTACCTGAAGTAATATTATCAGCATTAGTAGTATTGGTAGTTGCAGAAGCAGCTAATCCTGTAATTAGACTAGATGGTATAGAACCAACAGTTAAAGTTCCAATTCCTGTTATACCTGTGTATGAACCTGATATTCTGGCAGAAGGTAGTGTACCTGAACTAATGTTGGATGCACTAGTTGTGTCTGTGGTAGCTGATGTTGCTAAGCCTGTGATTAAACTTGTTGGTATAGAACCAACAGTTAAAGTTCCAATTCCTGTTATACCTGTATAAGAACCAGATAAACGACCACCAGGTAAAGTACCTCCTGAAATATTTCCTGCTTGAGTAGTATCAGTAGTTGCTGATGAAGCTAATCCTGTAATTAAACTTGTTGGCACAGAACCTACTGTTAAAGTTCCAATTCCTGTTATACCTGTATATGAACCTGATAAACGACCAGAAGGTAAAGTGCCTGAAGAAATATTGGCAGCACTTGTTGTATCAGTAGTTGCTGATGTGGCTAATCCAGTAATACTTGTAGATGCAAATGTTCCTGTAACTTGTGTGGATGCAATACTTGGAGTTGCATTAGCAGCATAAGTGACTCTACCTTGTGCATCTACTGTAACAACAGAATGTTGAGTTGTGCCTCCATAAGTACCTGCCGATACTGCGGTATTTGCTAATACAAACGAAGATACTCTTGTACTCATTTATTATTTCCTTAATTAAGCCGTTCTGTTCCACATATAAACTACGATGTACGGTGGTAAGTTTGCGTTTGTTCCTGATTCACCATTTGATGCAGTATTACCATTGACTGTATGTGTATGGTCTACATCACCACCACCTGTAGCTCCAGAAAAATCATGTGTGTGAGCAGAACTAGTACCAGCAGTTCGGTCAGATGCTTGTATGTATGGTGAAAAAGCACCTCCCTCATTTTGGTAACCAGTCGTATAATTACCCCCTGTCGGATCGCTTACATTACCAATTAAATAATTACCAGTAAATGGAGGGCCATGGTGGTGATCCGAATTGTTGTTGCCTGTAGTATTACTATAGTAATGACTATGACCAATACTTTGCCCACTTGTCGTAATAGATACTGTATGGTTGTGACTCACGACAATAGCATCAGCAGTACCACCAGTAGCACCAGCAGTAAATCCACCACCATTACCAATTAATACTCGCCCAGCACCAAAGGCTACCCATGTACCAAAACCAAACAATGTATTTGGATTTGTAGATACAGTTGATATGTATATTGAACCAATAGGATACAGATAAGATATTCGTCCTGCAGGTAAAGTACCTGAAGTAATATTATCAGCATTAGTAGTATTCGTAGTTGCTGATGTTGCAAGACCTGTAATTAAACTTGTTGGTATAGAACCAGCTGATAAAGTACCTACTCCAGTAATACCTGTATAAGAACCGGATATTCTAGCAGAAGGTAAAGTACCTGAAGTAATATTAGTTGCACTTGTTGTATCAGTAGTTGCAGAAGTGGCTAATCCAGTAATTAAACTTGTTGGTATAGAACCAGCACTTAATGTTCCTACTCCAGTTACACCACTATATGTTCCAGTTAAACGAGCATTAGGTAATGTGCCTGAGGTAATATTACTAGCATTTGTTGCATCTGTTGTTGCTGAAGTTGCTAAGCCTGTGATTAAACTTGTTGGTATAGAACCAGCACTTAATGTTCCTACCCCTGTTATGCCTGTATAAGAACCTGATATTCTAGCAGAAGGTAGTGTGCCTGATGAAATGTTGGCAGCATTAGTAGTATCTGTTGTAGCTGATGTGGCTAATCCAGTTACCTTACTGTTAGCGAGTGCAGTAATCCAACTTGGATTAGAATATGAACCACTAGTAACTACACCGTTTGTTACTGTGCCTGCATTACCTGTTACACTTGCAGTAAATGTATAACCTGCATTAGCAGTAGCACCAACAAATGCTGTTGTTGCAATTTGTGTATTACTTGTACCTGTTGTAGGTGTAGGTGAAGTTGTAACACCAGTAAATGCGGCACCAACAAGTGCAGCTTTTCTACTTTCAAGAGAATCAATTGCTAATTGAATAGTGTTTGCAGTACCTGGAATAGAACCTGTTACAGGACCATAAGCAATGTTATTTGCATAATATGGATTTACATAATAACCATCAACTTCAAATAATATTGAAGTGCCTGTAGGAGGAGCGGCACTAAATGTAACAATACCTACACCGCCTGTATTACCACTTGTTTCTGTATATTCTCCAAACTGTCTTACACCGTCAATATAGACTCTTACTTGTGAAGCACCAGGAGTGTACACACCCGTTGAATATGCAAGACCTGAACCATTTCCTGAGTAGGAGGTTCGTGTTGAACTAATTGCAGTACCTGGTGTTGCACCACCACCGCCAGTACCACCACCAGCAGCCCAATAGAAACTACCTGGACCACCTGTTGTCAATACATAACCAGCAGTTGTACCTGTTGGTAATAAAGCAGTTAGAGCAGAACCAGATGATGAAGCACCCGTACCACCTTGTGCGATTGCAAGTGGTGTTGTTAATGAAAGTCCAGCAAATGTTGGACTTGCAGATGTTCTTAAATCTTGTGGTGTATTAATAGTTAATGTAGAAGTAGAACCAGTTATTGTAATACCATTGGTACTTGAATATGTTATGACACCTGCTGGACTAGTTGGTGCAGCTGTACCTGTAGTTCCGACAAATGATTGTGATGAACTATTGGCACGGGTAAACGCAGCCGCTGTATAAGTAGCATCGGCATTAACTATACCATCAACATACGATTTAAGGTTTGTATTTGCGGTATCTGTGTATGCTTTGGCAGTAACAAGATTAGCAGCAATTTGTGCATTAGTATAAAGAATGTTATTATTGTTTGCAGTAACTATACTATCTTGTGTTGTTTTAACAGCTGCTGAAGTTGCTACAGAAGTTGAACTTGTTGATGAAACAGAATCACTTAAATATTCATTAGTTAAAACTCTATAATAAGTTCCTGATAAATTATTAGCAGTTACATCCCAATATTTGTTTGTTTCATTCCAACGAACATAAGCATTTGCTGCTAAACCTGGACCAGTAGTTCTATACACACCAAGACCCGGTGTTGCTATTACTGCTGGATTTGGAGTATTAACACTTAAAACAATAGTTGGTGAATTATAAATTGTGTTACCATTAATTGTAAAATCACCAGAAACACTTAAATTGGTTGCAGTTATTAATGGTGATTGTATAGATGTATTGGCAACAATATCTTTAGCATAAGCCGAACCGCCAACCAATAATGTTTGAGTATTAACAGTCGCTGTATTAACTCTTGTATTAGCCTGAGTTATATCCATAAAACCTGTACCACTTACAGATAGAGTAACAGTATTTACATTTGTGTTGGCTTGTAAAGTAGTAGTATAAGCTGTATTGGTTACAAATGACGTAGAAGTATTTGTTGAAGAATTAGCTTGTAATCTATCAGTATGGGTTAAACCAGTAACAGATAATGTTCTGGTGTTAGCAGATGTATTTGCTTGTAAAGTATCAGTAGACGTAACACCAGTTACACTCATAGTTCTAGTGTTAGCAGATGTATTGGCTTGTAAAATGTCGGTAGAAGTTACACCAGTAACAGATAATGTTCTGGTATTGGCTGATGTATTGGCTTGTAAAACATCAGTTCTTGTTGTTTGAGTTACAAATAAATTTTCAATATTAGCTGATGTATTAGCTTGTAAAAATCTAGTTAATGTTGTACCGGTTACAGACAAGGTGGCAGTATTAACTCTTGTATTGGCCTGAACTATATCTAATGAACCTGTACCAGTTACACTTAATGTAGCAGTATTTGCTGATGTATTAGCTTGTAGAATATCTGCATATGATGTACCAGTTACAAATGATGTAGCAGTATTTGTTGAAGTATTTGCTTGTAAAAATCCAGTTGATGTTATACCAGTAACAGATAATGTAGCCGTATTTGCTGAAGTATTTGCCTGTAATGTATCAGTATGAGTATAACCTGTTACTGATAATGTTCTGGTATTTGCACTTGTATTAGCTTGTAATCTATCAGTATATGACACACCACTTACAGATAATGTACCTGTATTTGCATTTGTGTTTGCTTGTAATGTTTTTGTAAATGTCGTATTAACTACAGATGCAGAATCACGAACAATTAATGTGTCTGTATTTGAAAGTGTGTTGGCATAGAAATCATATGTTTTTGTTCTATTTGTAACAATAATATCATGGCCAACAGTTATATCACTTTCAGCATCCAAATTTTCTTCAATAACAGTTGTATTAGAAATTAATACATTACCTGTTACATTCATACTATCATTAATTGTAGTATGACCTTCTACTGTCAATGTTCCACCAATAGTTTCAAAACCAGAAACCGCAAGATTTCCGGCAACTGTTGCATTATTAGCAACATATAGACCAGTACCAGGTCCTTGTGCAATTAAAAGACCATTAATATTTGCTTGGCCAGTATTAGTTAAACCTAATATATTATTTGAAAAATAAACTTGTGTTTCTACTGTAAAATTACCTGTAATTCTTCCTGTACCAGCAAGTATTTGACCTTGAACGAAAGCGTTATTTGCAACAGATAAACCTAATGTTGGTTCATCTAGATATAGTGTACCTGTATTTTTATGGTAATTATTAGCAGCTAAATCATTATTTTCTTGTACTAATGCATTGGTTGTAGTTACCCAATCACCAAAAGTATTTGCGTAATTTAAAATGGAAACTGTATTAGCCATTTGAACCTTCTAATAATTTTAACAATAATTGTTTAATCTCGCACATATCACTTCTTATTTCTGCGATTTCTGACTTAACATTATTTAGTTCTTGTTTTTGGTTGGATAACATACGCCGTTTCATATTGTAATCTTCAAGGCCAGACACATCTTTATTAATGAGAGCCATTGAATGTGTATCACGAACAAGTTTTGTACCTGGTATTTGAACTAACATAGATTAAACCGTTGTATTTACGTTATTTGGAAGAGCAATCACTCTCATATCATTTACAACAGGACAAAATGTATGGTCTGTTGATGTTAATACAACTTTGATTGCAAACTGACTAAATGAATTATATGTTTGACCGTTTAGACCAGTATAAGAAATAAATCCTTGGTCTACACCACCTGTACCTGGAGCAAATGTATATTCGTAAGTGCTATCTCTAGTTTGTGAAAATACAGAATCGGAGTTGTTGGTTTTTGTCATCAATTGCCATGAACCATCATCAAACTTTTGTGTATCATTACGATTTAAAATTTTATAATATACATTAATATCAGTATTTGCTGGACGATATGCAGTTAGATATACATTTAAATCTCCAGAATCAAATCCAGCATCCAATACAACTTTCTTACTTACATATTTAGCGCTTGCCGGACCACCATTTTTAGAAGTTTCTCCTGTAATTGTAGCTAACGCACCTGAAGCTGAACCACCAGAAACACTAACTGTAACTGTTGGTGTTTCAATATATCCAGAACCAGGATTAGTCAAATAGATGTAATCAATTACTCCATTAACCACATTGGCTGATGCATATGCTTGGTCACCACCAGCAGTTGTTGGTTCTGATATAGTAACAATTGCATTACTGACATTATAATTTGCACCACCATCTATTATACTAATAATAGAATTAGACAATTCACAATTATTAATATTCCATCTAATTGCATATACAGATAAACCTGCATCAGAAATGATTGGACTTACTGCATCATCAGTTGTTGATAGTTGTGAATATAGCGAGAATGAGGTGTTAGAATTTGCATCTAATTTACGTTCTCCTTTACCATCATTTAGATAGATATCATCTTGTGTTGCGGTACCAAATCTACCAGGAATAATATTTTGTGAACCAGCCGCAGTATCATTTAATAATGTTGCATTGTAACTATAACTAATTGATGTTGTTGTTGGTGTAAAATCGGTTGTGGTAATATTAAACGCATCAACATAAACGTCTGTGTTAGCCATTGCATTATAAGTATTTGAAACATTGTTTGCATTTAAATAATATTCTAAAGAACTATCAATCAATGTTCTGTTTGGTAATCTATTTGGAACCACATATTGAATGGATGGATTTGCAGTTATATCAAATACACAACGATCCATTACAAACATTAAACTTTGATTCTGGTCAGCTGTCCATGTTTGTGAATTCTGTGATATGAATAGAGCACCAACATAAGGAGCAGAACCAATTTTAGTAATTGTAGATGGAATTGGATCGGTTGGTAAATTCTTAACAGAAGAACTTAATGCGGTATCACCATTTGCAGCTGTCCACAAAGTATATTCACTACTACTTGTTTTAACAATGAAAGCATATAATACACCAGGCTGAATATAAAGTGGTGCAGAAAAATCAAATTGTGTATATGCAAGTGGATCTAAAAATTGTGGTGTAGTAGAAACATTAACCTGTGATGGTGTTTTTGTAACAATAGAATGATCCAATGTTTCACCATTTGGATAACCATTTTGTGTACCAACCATGTAAAGTGTAACAGGTGAATTATCTCCTGTTGGTTTACCTGAAAAATATAATTTAATTGAATTTAAGAACATACCATTTGGATAGTTGTCTTTAGAAACAATAAATGTCTGTGCAACAGGATCCCATGGACTAAATCTTGTTGTAATTTCTGTTGAAGTTGCGTATTGCGTTGAAGTAAATGTACCTTTTGCACCTGAAGGTGAAGCACCAAAATCAACCCGTTGTGAAGTTGTTTGTAAACCCTCAGAGTAGAATGTACCTTCTGCAAAAGTTGTGGCAGTATCAAAATTAGGAGAATAATATGATTCACTTAAAGGTATATTATAATTTGGATTATCATTAATAGAATTATCAAAACGGAACACTCTTTGACCTGTATGGAAATAATTTGGCGGCACACTAAAGATACCATGAAATGCACCTTCTTCATTGGTATAAAGTGAATCAATAGAATATATGTTTCCTTTGGTTACTGTTATTGCTGGTGATACAGTAGCAATTCGTGTAGCACCATCATAAGCAGTAATTAATGTGTTATATTTTGGATTAGAAAGTTGAGTGAAATAAATTCTTTTATCAACATAAAAATCATTAACATCAGATGCCAAAACCGATAATTGAACTGTTGTTCCTGTAGGATCCATTGTTCCTATAGCATCTCCTGTGCTTTGTCTTACTTGTCCACCATAATGAGCGGTAGAAATAACAATACCAGCATCAGTATTTGCTTGATAACCACCTGATGTATTATAAAATCCGTTTTGAATTACACCATTTGTTGTATATGTTGTTGTTTGAGCATCAGCTGCAACATATAATCTTGTATTAGAAGTTGCTGGATAATTATATACACCTAACACACGAGCTGTTGGATAAAATACACCACCAGTATAATAACCAATAACATCATTTTCTGCAAATTTACTTGATGTATTCGATAATTCAATAACATTGGCTTTACGAACAAAATTAGTACAATCTGTTTTATCAAAATAAGCATGAATTCTTGTGTTAATTAACATATTTTTACCAACAGTAACAATTTCTTGTTGCCTAACATACGGTAATACTGAAATATCAGTAATATATCCATTGTTTAATGCATATGTATTACTGATATTGTTATAAGGTCCGAGTATATCAGACTTTGCTGAAAGTGTTGTTGTTGTTTGAGTTGTTTGTGTATAACCAACCCTTCCAAAAGGACTTGGATTAATACCATGACCTTCAACATTAAATGATGATGAAGTTGTTGTACCAGAAATTGCTTTCCAATCACCCGCACTCAATACATTAAGAGAACCTTCGTTTGCTTGAAATACTTGTAAATTTGGATCGGTAATTAATAATGCTGGTGCGGCTTTATTATCTACCCAATTATCTACGTTTGGTGATAATATAGTTGTACCTTCTACAATCGAAACCGAAAATGGATTTACATTAACTGTGCGTGACGCTAATTGTTGTGTTACGACATTTGCTGATGTGTAAGGTAAACTAAAATAATTTACATAACCATCTGAATTAATAGAATAACCTAAACCTGTTTTAGCAGAAGCTGAAATTTTACCCATATTGTAGGCAAGAGCCAACGATTTTAATGGGAAGTTTTCTACTTGTTGTGTTGCAGTCATCTGCCTTGTTCTACGATTGATAGTGGCAGAATAATCATTGTTAGTTGTATCTGCTGTTGCATAAGAACTAAAGTCATCAACAAGAATACCGTTTTTGAAACGATTTAATCCAAACGCATCTTGTATTTGTAATGATTGAGTATTTTGCTCAAGCATATTCAATGATGTATAGTATTCAATATTATTAATACGACTTTCAATAGCTGCAATATCTTGCATTGTATATCGTTTATGCTTAACTTTAACCATAGAAAGGTCAGAAACAGTACCTCTTGGTGCTTCTGTTGGAATATAACCAGTATATGGAGTATGTGTTAGTTCTGCAACTACCAATGATGCATCTGGTTCAGCCGGGAATAATGGTGTAAGTGATGGAGAACCTTCAACAACTTGAAAACTTCTATCTTTACTTAATACCAATTTATCTCTACGTCCGAGATAATATGTGTAATCTGCACGGAATATTGATAAATCTACCGGTAGATAAGCACCGTGTATTGGATCACCAGAATTTGCATAACGGTAGATAAAATCTGCTTGAGCATTTTTACGAGCAGGCCTAAAATCAATACAATCTCTTAAAGCATATATTGTTCCGTGTCGGCTTGTATATTGTGGAATACTTTGATATAATTCTGGTCTAGAAGAATTCAAATAAGAATAAACACTAAAATAACCATCACCACCTGCGTGTTGATAATAATCAACTAATACTAATAAATTACCAATTGGTTGTGATGCACCAGGTTTTAATGTTATAGTTGCATGGTCATAGAATGAATCTCTTTGGCCAGGATCAAAGTTATAGTTATTGGTAACATCATTTGATGTATATGACAACATAGCTGCATTTGCTGCTGTTGCAGGATTTTTAGTATCAATAATTTTAACAATTCTTTTTACATCTGATAGATATAAACTTTGACTTGAACCTGGAGTTACTAAACCTGCATTTTGAATGTACACTTGACCAAACGAAGTTAAAGCAGTATCATCAACTTTGGTATAAGTATTAACTGTTGTGCCTGAAAGATTAACTGCTATTGTATTTGCAGTAATTAAATTTTTAGTTTTAAGAACTGTAGGATTATTAGCATCTGTGGCATCTACTCTAACAATGACAGTAGCATCAAATTCACTATAAACACTTGATGTAAGAGTTGCTTTAGAAGCAGTACCATTTATTTCTACTGTTTCTGTTGGAGTAATCCAAGGAACAATATCACCTGAATTTAAACCAGACGATTTAGGATTAGTAACAATTATAGTAAAGTTTTGTCTTACTGTGTCTGTTGATAGTGTTGAATTGTTTGCACCATAATGGCTCATACCAGTTGGAACATCCAATTCAGCAACAACATCTCCACCTGAAGCTTGAAATTGAACACCACGGAATACTTGTTGTGTTGTGTATGATGTATCTGTTAGAGTTGCAACATATGGGTTACCAACAGTAAACAACATTTCTGGAATAGTAGGATTTTCTAAAATTGTATCACCTGAAGATAAACCACCAACTCTACTATCTAGGCTAATTGCAGAACTTGCTAGAATATGTCGAGTTGTATTTGCGGACACAACAGCCTCAACATCTTTAATATCAAAATTCAAAGAAAATGTTGAACTGCTTGTTGGTGTTACAGTCCACGGTTGATTAACTGTTGCGACTTTAGTTGAACCATTATATGCTGTAATTGTTCTAAAGTCTCCAGCAGAAACACCAGCTATAATAGAAATGGTTACACCAACATACGCACTATTCATTGCAGAATATGTTGCAGGTAATGTAATTGTTGATGTTGCACCAGCAACTGCGTTAGCAGAAGGAGAATTTGTATCAATGTCATTTACATATGCTTTATACACATAAGTGTTTGCGTTGGTACCAGTACCTTGGTCATAAACCAAAGCACGAATATAACCATCACCAACTAAAGTAGCATTATAGGTGGCAGATGAAGTTGTATCAACATTTGCTGTATCTACACAATGTAAATCAATAGTTTGTGTAGAAGTTACATCAAAGTATCCTGTATTTGCACCACGAACATTATCTAGATAGAAATAAGAACCAAAATCAATGTATACAGGATTATTATTATTTGAGCCTGTTGTTCTTGCACGATTAGAAACTAAATCAATTGGTGCTTGGTTTTCTAAACGATATCCTTTAACATATGCAAGGCCTTTACCAATAGATATTGTATATTTGGTGAGGTCCTCATTAGTTTTTGGAGTTAATTTGAAATCATTAACAACATAATCACCATTAGTTTCATAATCACGTTTAGCAAAATAGTCATCAATAACATTATAAACAGAACCGTCAACCATTTTGGCAACAGAACCATCTGTAACACGAACTAACTCAATAAAGTCAGCATCATCACCTAAAGTTAAAGGTCGTGTATCTAATGTTAAACTAATTTGATAACGGTCTGCACCTGGAGCCTGATAATTTGATGCACCAATAGCTGGATCCAATAAAGAAGAATCATCAATGTAGTCTTGTATTGTTTCTGAAATAGTTAAACCAACACGCACACTTGGTGTACTGTCATACTTACTTAATATAATAGTGGAAGGTGAAATTTGAACAAAATTACCAAGAACGTAAAAAACACCTTGAGCAATAGAAGCAACTGATGAAACACCAGTTGAATCGGCCGCAAGTGCTTTTATAGCTAAATTTGAATTAACATCATATACAACATCATCATCAACAAAATGATTACCTGATAGGTAAGAAACCACTAAAGTATCTGGATCGCCGTTTGCAGCTGCAGAAACGGCCAATACACGAGCTATTACTGTACCTACATCATTTTGAATTAATAAACCAGTCCATTGTGTTATATCAATAGCTGAATTCAAATATGTGTCTTGAATTTTAATATAGTAAACACCAAAGTTTGTTGTTACTTGGCCACCAGTTACAGGTGAATTTTGTTTAAAAATATTATCTGCAAATTTGGTAATTTGGTCTTGTAGAATAGTTTGAGATTGTGTTAGTTCTCTTGCTTGAACAGCATAGCCAGGTTTAAAAAGAATTCTATGAAAATTCTTTGTCTGGTCAAAATCATCATAATATGGATCTACGTTAAAATTCAGAGGCATTTTATTCCCTTTAGTAACCTAATACAATCTTTATTTGTTCTATACCATCTGGACTTCTAATTACTCCAGACCTATTTTCTATGTATGACATATATCCAGAGAGTATAATAAAATCTGGAGTATTATAATCTAACAATGTTCTTGTTGTAACAGAACTATTTCCAAAAACAGGAGAATTTATTGTCAGAGTTCCTCTTGTATTTATAAGCTTAACTATATTGGTTGATGTATCAAAACTTAATACTGTTCCAACAAAAGTGGCTGTTTGAAAAGTTGAACCTTGCCAAATTAATTCGTCACTTACATATTCACCAAAACCTGGTGCCACTATTAAATCTGTTGTTGTTGAATAAATCGAACCGTTTGCAGGATAAGGATTTAAACTTACTGTACTTGGATTAATTACAAGGCCAACTTGATAGTATGTAATATCTGTTGGGATTATTCCACTTTCCGAACCATTAAATTCAGAGGTCAACATAATATGTGTTGTACCTAATTCAGGACTAGGGTCATAACTATGACCACCAACAGGTGAAGTTGGTGCAATTGCATACGCACCTGAACCTATTGTAGAAGTAATAGAGACATTTGAGTAAGTATAATTACTACCAGAATTGAGAACTTCAATATTAGTAATTACACCATCTGTAACTTGTGCTGAACCAGTTGCTCCTGTACCGTCTCCTGTAACAGAAATAGTAATAACTGCATTTGCAGGATCATAACCAGAACCACCATCAATTACGTTGATAACATCAATATTACCTGAACCGGCTGTAGTAAGTGTTGGATTTGGAATATTTGCACCGAGAGGTACAGGTAACCAATTTACATCCATGAATTTTGTTTTTAATCCTACATCAACAATATACATGAAGTGCCATTTATAACCATCAGCACCTACAAATATATTATTTGTGCCATAATTTCCAGGTTCAAAATATGGTTCATCTGTTGATGGCTCACCATTATTATTCCACAAACATTTAAAAACTTGGTCGTAACTGTTGATTATATAAAAGTTATTGACTAAAAGACCTGTATTCGGGTTAATTTCAAACATATCAATATCATCACGATAATACGCATATACAGTATCAGTTTCCCAATCTATACGTTCAATTACAGGAGAAATGTCGTTTGTCAGAATATGTTTAGCTACAAACATATTTTTAAATGTTTTTTTGATGTATAATTGGTCTTGAGTTGGTTGAGGAGGATCCGTATCATCGTCCCACGGATCCACTTTAGCTAAAAAAGCATAAATGGATGAAATGGGTATATTTGGTTGAGAAGGCAAAACAGCAACCGGAGAATAATAAATTTGTTCTATTTCCGCTAATTTTGCTAAGTCTGTAAGAAGATTTTTATTTGCCATAGTGTTTATTTATTCTGATTATATTAGGGTACTGCCGGATAATTAGTGGTTTTTACATATGTTGAATAAATTTTAGCTCCACTAAAATGTCCTGTCCAGTGAGCTAACCATGGATAAAGTCCACCTGTACCGTAGGCAATTTCACCAATACCCATTGTGTTAAAATAAATCCATTTTGATCCATCCCAATATACACGCTCATCACCATATATGTAGTCTGTTTTACCATTAGTTACAGTTGCTGGTTGCATCTTGCGCCAACTTTGACCGCCGTAGAATGGATCACCGTAAGGACCATCCATTAAAACCCAAGCTGTTGCATCTGGTTCAGCTGCATTAAGAGGGTCATCTTCACCTATACGAGGTTGTTCGATAGCTATTGCAGTAGATTTAAATTTTACTTTAGATTTTAATGCATATCTACCAATCAATTGCATACCAGTTGGATGTAACAAATTCAATAATATATCTCGGTATTTTGCAATTGCTTCTGTTACTGTAATTTGATATGTATAATTGTTATATATCTTACTTTGTAGAACGGAAAATGAACTTGGTTGACCAAAAGAATTCAAATATTTTCCTTGACTGATAGTTAAACCATTCAAAAATATTGCAGTTGCTTTTGCTGTACCATCACCATATCGTCTTATACCATTATTATTATAAAATTCATTATATGCAAAATTAGCCATAATAAAAGTCATATTTTTACCATCAATATTCAATGTGGAAGTTGGTACTGGATTAGAATTATAGTTATAGACCCTAATTCTATAAACAGATTCTAATGGATTGGCATAAGGTTGTAATAGTTGTACAGAATCATAATATGATATGTAAGTGGCAGTTACAAGGTCGTCGCCTTGATAAACAATATCACCTTTTGTTGGTAAATTTCCAATATCAACATTTGTTATTATAATGTCTTGAACTTTTAAAGAAATACTAGGAGCTGCAATGTAATCTTCACCATAATTTGAAATACTGATTGTTACAATTTCACCCACATTATCATATTTTGGTTCAAGTATAGCACCTTCACCTAAAATTCCATCAACATAAATTTCTGCATTGCAAGCCTGAACATTGGCTGAATTTATAGTAAGTGTGGGTAATTGTGTCAAACGATAACCCATACCACCAGTAGGATATTCTCCTGTATCTCCAACATATTCAATATTTAAAATTCGTCCATTGGCTGCAACGTTGGTTACATTGGCAAAAGCACCATAACCAGAACCACCAGTAAATATAACCGTATCATTAGCCATATAACCTTCACCACCATCGGTGATTTGAATAGGTCCTAATATTCCTAATGAACCTATTGAGTTACCTGCTACATTCCAATATGCGGAATTTAATCCATTATTTGTTATAGGAAGTCTATTAATATTATTTTGAACACAAAGGTAACTCAATCCATTATAAGTAACTATATCACCAATCTCATAATTAACTGTACTTGCCCAAATTGAAGGAGTTATATCAGTTGGATAAGAAGCTATAGCAGTAACTACTGGAATTTTATTAGTAGATATACCTCCACCACCATTTTTTACTAAAATAGATGAGAGTGGGTAAGTTGAAAAAGATTGCATTGTAAAAGCATCATATAATTTTGTAGTTAAATTAGCAGCCGGAAAATTATAATCCGTAACGATATTATAAGTTAAACCAGTTAAAGTGCCAATAGAAGTAGTTATTGGTGAATTACCTGCTGTGTTTAAAGTGAAAGCCGTTACATTTGGCGATGTACCTGTTACAGTAGAAACTTTATAAGTTGTACCTGATGTATAACCAGTAATATTTCCAGTACCACCTAATGTACCAGTAATAATAATAAAGTCAGTATTTGCGATGGCAATAGTATCACAACTAAACTGACCAGCCGTACCTGTAATAGCTATATTTGCAGCTTCATTTGCAGGTAAAATTCCACCAACCCGAATAAATCTTTTTAATGCAATTGTATTTGATGGAATAAAAGAAACATTACCTGTTTTAGTTGGATCCGGATTTACAGAACCAACTTCTGCGAGAGCTCCTAACGCATTAGTAATACTTATTACTGTGTTTGGATGTTCTCTATAACCATAACCACCAGTTAATACGTTAATACGTTCAATTGCGCCTGTTCTAACTTCACCAACAGTTGCTTCAGCACCAATGCCTGTATTTGAATTTAATCCACCATAAGCAATTACTGGATCGCCAGCTGCATATAATAGTCCACGAAAATTTGGATTAATTTTAATTTGACTAATTTGGCCAACAATTTTTGCCCGTAAAGGTTGACCATCAAATAAAACATCTTGATTGTTACTATCAACAACACGGACAAATTCACCTGATTGAAATAGTCTTTCAATATTGGAGATGAATACTTCTATTTTTGTACCTGCATCTATGGTATTTTCTACTGTTGCAATAGATTTTGATGTTTCACCAAACAATCTATAATTATCAATATTCAAAAAGTTTATATCATTTGTAGCCAGTCGTAAACTTTTGGCAACATACCAAAGACCAGCAGAGGCCTTTAATACCGCATCTTTTGTATAAAATAAATCAAAATCAGAATTATAAAGAACTCTGAATAAAAATTGATATGATGCTGGTGTACCTTTAGTTTGATATAACTCTTTAGCAACTTTGGTTGCCAATTTCTTATCAACTAGTGCATCTTTTGGAAAATAGGGTAAAAAATCATTAGTAAAATATTCTAAAAATTCATTAGTGGTTCTATCAATGTCATCATAGTTTAATAAGTTCTTTGAACCATCAGTAACACCACCTTCTTGTTCCATCCACTCATAGTAGGCTTGCAAGAAAGTAACAAATTTTTCATAGTCAGGATTATCCCTAACAAACTCAGGGAGTTGTGAGGGTATTAGAAATGAGGTTCTTTGGTCTATCATTAACTTTTAGCTGTTACTTTAACTGTAATTGCAGTAGGATCAAAAGGATCAATTGTGATGATTCTATTATATGATGATGATATAACTGTTGTTGCTGGATTGATTGTGACTGTCAATTGACCCAAAGCATTATCAACCTGTATTGGCCCAAAATCATTAAGTGTAACTAATCCAGCTTTATAATCAACAATACCAATATTTTGATTAAATATTGTCTTAACATTAGTTGTAGTATTGTAATAACTTCTTAATGTGCCATAACGACCTTGCAGGTTAACTACAGCTGCACCTAATTGACCTGTCGTATCATTTGCATTTGGCGTAAGAGTTGCAATTGCACCTGTATAATTATTACCTGATGTTACTACTTCAATTTTTTTGATAGTACCAGTAGTATTAATATACGCTTTAGCTGTTGCACCTGTACCATCACCTAAAATTGTGACTGTTGGTGCATATTGATATCCAAAACCTGGATTTATGACAGAAATAGATTCTACACCACCTGTTGCTGAAGGAACTTCTTCAATAAAAATACCTTCAATAACAGTTGATTTGTTTATTGGATTTTGAAATTGAACCGCAGGCGAACTATTAATACCACTCAAGAACATACCTTTAGCTAATTCAACACCATAAAAGAAATTATATGTTTCTGGAGTAGATAAGTTTGGATAAAACTTTTTCTGTAATTGAACTTTAACTTCATTGGTTACAATAGATGGGTCAGCATTTTGAATTGCTGTCGTTAAATCAGGAGCTGCAAAAGTTGAATTAAATGTATTTAATGTATTAGTTGCAAAAAAATTAACAGACGAAGTAACTAATTGACTAATTTGATTGGCGGTTAAAGTTGTTTTCTTTGGGTCATATACTACATTAACATTCAATTTAACATATGTGTAATCTGGTTCTACAATAGTTGGTTCTACAGTCATAACAGAAATAGGTTTAATTACTTGTTGTATCAACCTTTGTTTTTGTGTCTGCGTTAATGAATATGCACCAGTTGGTTTTAAACAAATAAACACTTGGCCATATACTGGTGGGTCATTTTCTTCTCCACCCCATACATTAACTGCATCAAAAGAATAACCTAATTCGTTTTGTTGTATTAATGTGATGTAATCTTCTTTAGTTACTGCACGACCTTGTGCTGAATATGACTTTGGTGCTTGAAATTTAATAGAGGTAATTGATTCTTTATCACCACCTGTTGTGGCAGATGTAATAGGAGTAATAGCGTTGTTTGAATAACCTCCTATTGCATCCATTAATACGAAATTGTTTGCATCAGCTGACGCTGTGCCTTGAGTAATAATATAAGAAACTTTTACAATATTACCATCTGATAATTTTTTACCTAAAACACCGTCACCAAAATAGATTTCGTAAGTTCCATTTCTACTTTCCTGTATGAAATATACAAGGGATTCTCCGTCTAATTTGAGATATTCGGTTGCAGGTGTATAAACTTCAGTATAATTGTTGGCACCAGATTTTTGAACAACCACAACCAATGTTGAGGTATCTATTGTTGTTTCTGGTATTTCAAATGTATATGATGGGTTTGTTACTGAATCAACAGTATAGTTTAATGCTGATGGTTGACCTTGTTTAAGTGTTATATCATTAAATGATGCTGTGTTTGATATAACATTTACAGTCTTTGAATCGGTTGTAACAAAAGTATAATTAACACCATCAATAGCTTCAGAAAGAAATCTGGTAAATTTTGGTAGTGTTAATGAAGGATCCGTAACTCCATAGACATTTAAATCAATTGTTGCTGAAGGTGCAATTGCAGACTTTGGTGTGTAGTTTAATAACTTGGCATGAGAAACAACAGAACTTCTTTGTAAAGCTGAGTCCATAAACATCTCATTGGCAACCATATTCAAATAATACGCATTATATTGTGTGTTGTATGCCAAAATATCTAAAAGAGTAGAAAGTGCAGAACCCTCATAGTTATAATCTTGTAATACATTTTGTCCTTGCAGATATTGTTTGAGATTGGTTTTAATATCATTAAAATCCAATGCCGTAATCTGAATATTAGAGTTTGCGCCTGCCATGTTATCTATTTCTCTCTAAAAGAAGCGTTACTGTTGTTGGTTGAGTTGCATTTTCTATGTAAAACGATAAAGTTACATTATATGCATTTTGGTCTGGATTAATAGACACATCTATACTTTTTAACTGAGCTCTTGGTTCATAGTTTTCAATGATTGATTGAATTTCAGATTCTAATGATGAAGCTGTAATAGCTGTAATCGGTTCAAACAAGAGAGCATCAACATTTGACCCTATTTCGGGACTAAACGGTCTTTCAAAGTGTTTTGTTAATAATAAATTTCTGATAGAACGAATAACCGCTTGGCTATCGTAACTCAAAGCAACATCATTCACCACCGGTTTTCTGGTGAACGTAAAATCTATGTCTGAATATATCTTTGTTATGGTTGCCATTTTCTATTTATTAAGCTTGTAGGATTAGCTGTATAGGTTATTTTTGAGTTTATCTGTACCAATCAACTGTATTAGTGAATTTTGAGTTGCACCTATATTAGAAAATTGAAGGAGTGTTTGATAATCGTTAGAAATAGCCAAAGAATTGACATAAAAAGAAATATCACCATTTTTTCTAGTATCAATCAAGGTTTTTAATGTCTGGACATCAGAAATAATAACATTCATCGCTGAATTAGTGATATTACTTGCATTATTACCATCTAAATCAAGATAAATCGTGTCAAGTAATGTAATATTATCGTTGGCTATTACTGTATTACTTGTAATTAAATCAGGACCAATATACAAACTAGTAAAATTACCTAAAATTGGTACATTATTTTGAACCGAATCGGTCTTATTTGTAATAGTTAAAATTTGTGTACTAACACCCATTGCACTATTTAAATCAGGATATAATGTTGTGTTTGATGACAGAGTAACACCTGATATATTGTCTGTGTGGGTTTTAAAACTTACAATAGAACTTATTGTTGATGTAGCCAAAGCAGAAAGTATATTTGCACCATCAGCTGCATAAGTAAATATTATATTATCTGTATTACTGTTTGCTTTAATGCTATTTAAAGTTATTGTTAAATTACTTAATACACTTGTATGTGGATTTTGATAGTATCCTCCAACAGTTGCATCACCCAACTCTGTGGTTTGCCAAGAACTTAACTGTATATTACTATAAGTTAAATAATTATTAGCACCATTTGAAAGTGCATCAGCCCCATTAAATTTAATGGTGTCAAAATCATATCCAAGTCTTCCGTATACACTTCCCATTTTAAATTTCCATTGGTTTTGTTGGTGGTGATGTTGCCCATCCTCTATTGCCTATGTGAACGTGTTGATTAACTTTTAATCTAAACATTGCCACAGAACCAAATATATCAGATACCATTGGAGCAAACATTGAAATACCAGCAGTAATTTTTGTTGCAGCTATCATGTAACCTGTAGTTTCAACACTCTTATTTGCAGATACAGATAGGCCTGCTGTAATATTACCAACAGCGGCTATACTTTGTGTTGTTGATACATCGCCACGAATATTTAAATCTGCATTGATATTAACAGTTGTGGCTGATAAATTGATAGCACCAGATGCGTTAATATCAAAATCACCTTCAACGGTTTGTTCACAATCACCTTTAACGATTTGATTTATATCACCATCAACTTGTTGATATACTGTACCATCAACTTGTTGATATGAATCTCCTTTGACATGAAGAACTGAATCTCCATTAATTGTAATATTACATACACCTTGAATTAATACATTTTTATCAGATGCAATAATTTCATAACCTTTACCTACAATTTTATATACAACATCACCATTAGGATGATATTCGGTAAATGAACCTGCACGGTGCTGAATACGCACCCTCTCTCTAGTTGGAGTGTCATCCATTTGAATTGAATGACCAGATTCGGTTTGTTGTATATTATTATACGGGTAAACCGGTGGGTAATCTGTATTAGCCGCCGATTCTGGTTCTGTCCATGATAAATCTGCCATTATGGTTTCTCAATCTTTATTGAAGTAGAAGAACCAGCTGTTGCATTATTAGCTGCTTGGTCTGCCGCCTCAGCATCCAATAACTCTTTAACATCAGCTTTTGTAACTATTACTTTAGCGTTTGAAATAGCATTTGTAAGGCCTGAAGTGACAGCGGATAAACACTCTTTTAAAAGTGCTGCTATTTTTGCAGGCAAAGAATTAATATAAGCAATTAACTGTTTACATAGATTGATAAACTTCTCAACTGCTTTTTGGTATTTTTGTATTTTTTTAATATACTTTTTTATCAAATCAACTTTTGCTTTAATTGCTTTGATAACAGTTCTAACTTCATCCGCAAACGGAGAACTTGAAGATCCTGCCCATGCAGCTTGTACTGCTGTTCTAATTTTTTCAACTATCTCACTAGTTTTTAAAGATGCTAATGCAATACTATATTGTAAATTACCCGAAATATCACAAACGTGTGCTAAATTATCATTAGCGGCACCAACCGATGTATTTGCTACCTGACTTCTTGAAGCTGCAGGTTGAGTTGGATTACCTGAGGTATTTCCGTCATTTTTATTGACAGTAATAGGTGCATTAGTTTCAACAATTTTACCATTGACAACTTTAGTTTGAGCAACTATTGGGGGAGATTGTATTTCAGCCATTTAAAATCCTATTTTTGTAAACCAGGTAATACACCCATCATAATAGGTGCTTGACCAGACATACCATCCATAAAAAACCCAACAATCCAATCACCAAGACTCGGTGAAGAAAATGTTTTTGAATTGTTTAGAGGCAATAAAGGTTGAGCCCAAGGTAAAGACTTTGTTGGTAAATCACTTGTGTTATCTGTGTGCCATCCAAAAATTCTCAATTGGCATCTTCCCATACCCAATGGGTCTGCACGGTTTTCTACAACACCGATAAACCAAACAAATCCGTCTTTGCCAATAAAGTTTTCCATTAATCTGCAGCTGCCTTCTTCATTTCACTTGTATTAACATTACTATTGTAATTCTTAGGTGTGCTATCTTTAGCAATTTCTAAAAATGTTTGATATACTGTTGGTTGTATCACATGACGAACCGCAGTAACCAAATATTTACCAGAATAAAATTCATCCAACTTTCTTTTATCGGATGGTTTTAAAGAAAGTAGATTAAAATTAATCGTTCTACCTGCTGTAATACCTGAATCTCCAGGAATTCTTATTTTTAATACTGTATAGTTAGCCAAAGCAATTTGTGCTGTTCTATTTGGAATGTATGTTTCAACTGCAATATCTTTAGCAACAGAACCTGGTATTTGCTTTATATATGGCGCATTGGATTGAAATGAATTACCCGTTGAAACTTTAAATGCCGCATCTGGTGTTTGTTGCTGAGTTAAACCTAATCTATTCACTAAATCATTTGAGACATTACCCGGATTTAATGAAACGGCTCTTTTTTTGTAATCTGTATAATTAAAATCTGTTGTCTTAGCCGTTCTAGACATTGGATCCAAAGAAATCAATCTATTTGAAAAAGTACCAGATTGAATATCATCAACCATATCATAGGTTTTAACAAATTCATAATCAATTACAGTTATTGCTTTTTCTTGAAATGACATTGTTTTATTATCTAAATTTTTAGCCTGATATTTGTAAGTAGTATAAATGTTTTGTTTAAACATTGATTGTAACGACCTAAAATAGAAACCATCTTTAGTTTCAAAAAATAACATATCAGCACCAATTGAACCAGTCATATTTGGTCTGGCATAATTTGATAACCAGCTAATAGTTTCAAAAGGTTTAAATCGTGGTACAATAAAATCGTACATACCAGTTGTTTCTTCAATAGTAGCAATATTCTTTGTTTTAACTTTTAATTTTTCAACCAAAACATCTTTTATAATGGCTGAAATCTTTTGACCATTATATGCTTTGCTTATCTTTGTTTGTTCTGAAAGTATCAATTCTTCGGAACAAAAATGTAATGTATAATGTTGAGCAGTCATATTACCAGCAAGTGGCTTTCTGTCATCTATCTTATATACTCTGAATATTTGTTTGTTTTGATTTGGTGCATTTTTCATTTTACCAAAAGAAATTTCAACAAATTGATTACCGTTTAATTGTAAAAGTTCAATAAAACCTTGTGCATCAATAATTTTAACGTAACCAGAAACAACAAAGCTATAAATGTCCTCATAATAAGATAATTCAATCAAAATCTTCTTCATTTCAAATTTTTGACCAGATGCGGTCAAAAAATTCAAAGTTTCTAAAGAATAATCTTGAGTGTAATATGCACCAGGATTTTCTACTTGAGTACGACTAGATTGTTCTATTTCTGCCATATTATGCCATTAAAGATTCAAATTGTGCTTCCACTTCACCAACATAGTTTACGTTTAATAATTTTATACTTCTATTTTTTTCATTCTGTTCTAATTCATAATCGTAATAATTAACAGCTCTTTTACTTACTGAAACAGTTACACTACCAGTTGGTAAAGAATAACTTTTGGTTGAAGTTGCTAAATTATCGTATATATCTTCACTAATAATTGTTGTATTAACAGTAGTTGTAAGTGTAGAAGAATCATACTGTGTATCTATTTCTTCATAATGGTGAATTTCTGAATTTATTGGAAATTCAGGACCATATTTGTTTAATAGATATGCTTCAAATACATCATTACTCATTGGCCAACCCCATTGAGGATCCAATACTTCATTAGCAAACAAAACAATCCAATATCTATATGAATCACCATAATACTTATAAGCGATTATCTCTGGTGTATCACCTTCTTGAATGTTATATTCATAATATACCAAAGGATTCTTTAAGAGTTCTGGTATAATACTGGCTCTTGCCATTAAATTGGTCATTAAAATAGAAACGCTATTTTCATCCGTTTTAATTATTTTAGGTAATGTATTAAAATATTGCATATTAATATCCTTGCTCTATTTTCTCTCTTGTGATGAGTTCTATTTCTTTGAATGAAATGTTTAATGTTGTTTGAACAGGTGAACCATCAGATGTTGTTGCAAAACCATTTGGAGTATAATTTACATCAATATTTTCAATTACACAAGTTGCAATTTTACTGATTTTAGTATTTTCTCTACCATTGAACAAAAATTTAACCTTAAACTGTGATGGAGGAATAAAAAACATACCTGCACCACCATTTGCATTTCTTGGTGCAGAATGAACTTTAAATAATTTAATAATTTTGGCTACATCATCTGCTTCTTGTCTTGAATATGGTGTAAAAGTAAAAGACATTGTAAATGGCCTAAAATCAATACCTTGAAATAATACCATTTGTTGTGGATTAAAAGCATAACCTAAACCACGACCAATTAATTTTGCGGGGCCACTATTCAATGTTTGTGATACGAGGCCTGCAGCTTTACCAATTAATGAAAGTCCCATTGGTCCAGATATTTGTGAAGCTGCGTCCATTAAAGTCATACTTGAGTCATATTGAGCACCATATTGAAAATTAATATTATCTGGAATATATAAAGAAATAGTACCAACATTTTTTGTTCTTGGATTAGTAAGATTTAATATTGATGAAACACCAGTATTTCCAGATAATAAATCTCCAGCACTAACAGCAGTATTTTTAACTGCATCAAAAGCTTTTAAACCTTGATTTTTAAAAGTTTCTACAAGACCATTTTGACCAATTGAATCTTTAATTTCACTACCTTTATTTACCGCTGCATTAAAAGTGCTACCAACAGAACCAACAGAATCTATAGCAAATTTTTTAATATCTTCATAGTGTGCAGGATCAATCTCCTCAATTTGAAATTGAATGACATGGCCTCTTGTGGCAGACTGCAAATCTCTTGGGTATTGTAAATCGGTTCTACCAAATATATTACCAAATAGTGCTCCTAGTGGGCCTTTTGTGGCAAGGCCAGGAATTGAAACACCGCCTATTGAAGTTGGAATTGAAATAATGGCCATGGGTTATCCTAAAATTTGATATACATAGTATTTATGGCATATTCTGGACGATTCATACCTAAAAATCCTCAAAAGTATATTGGGGACTCTAATAATATTATTTACCGTTCTTCTTGGGAAGCAAAGGTAATGAATTGGCTCGACCAAAATCCTAGTATTCTGTCATGGGCAAGCGAAGAAATGACCGTACCTTATATATCTCCTGTGGATGGAAGATGGCACCGTTATTTTCCAGACTTTGTTGTAAAGGTTAGAACCAAAGAAAATACATTAAAAACGATGATGCTTGAGGTTAAACCAAAAAGACAGACGGAAGAACCAGAAAAGAAGAAAAGAATCACCAAACAATACATCAATGAGGTTAAAACTTATGGTGTCAACCAATCAAAATGGAAGGCTGCAACAGAGTTTTGCATTGACCGTGGTTGGGAATTCAAAATAATCACCGAGGATCATCTTGGACTTTGAGATAAATAATCATTATGGCATCTAAACTTACACAACTAGCAAAACAAAAAACTGCAGCTCAGCTACAGACGATGGGTCGTGAATCTATCAAATGGTTAGGTAAAAAGATTTCCAATTTAAGTAATCCTTATGGAATTGCATCAACAGTTAATAGGGAACAATTTAGAACAAAGAATAGGTTTCATGTTGGTGGGTTATATTACTTCTATTATGACCCTAAAACAAAAAATGACTTACCATATTACGATAGATTCCCTTTGGTATTGGTATTAGACATCCAACCAGATGGTTTTAGTGGTTTAAATCTACATTACTTGCCAATCCAATACAGAGTGGCATTTATGGACAAATTGATGGATTACGCCTCCCTTGATAAGAATCATGACATAAAGCGTATGAGTGTCAGCTATGACATTCTATCGTCCTCCAGGCGGTTTAAAGAGTTTAAACCGTGTTTTAAGAGATACTTGAACGGGTATGTTCAGTCAAAGATACTTGCCGTTCAACCAAACGAATGGGATATTGCGGTATTCTTGCCAATTCAACAGTTTAAAAAGGCACCTGTAACTGAGGTGTGGCAAGATTCCGAAAACCAAATAAGGAAACACTAATGGCAGGCACAATTAACGAATTTAAATCTAGTTTCTCAAAAGACTTGGCAAGACCGAGCCGATTTGATGTAAACATTCCTGTGCCTTTAACTTTGATACCTTATGTTAAAAATGCAAGAAATTTAGTATATCGTTGTGAAAATGCAAGTTTACCAGGTAGAACTTTTGGTGGAATGGCTGAACAGAAGATTGGTTCAAACCCTGTTGAAAAATATCCAACACTAACAACATATAATGATTTAGATTTAACTTTTATCGTTGATGATGATATGAGTCAGAGAGTTTTCTTTGATGCATGGATGAATTTTATCAATCCAACATACAATTATAATTTTAGATATAAGAGTGATTATGCAACAGCAATCACCATTAATCAATATGACGTAACAAATAATGTTTCATATTCAATTAATTTATATGACGCTTATCCTATTTCTATGAATCAATTAGATTTAGATTGGTCATCTGATGGACACCACAAACTTGTGGTAACTTTTGCATATACTTATTGGCAAAACAATTCGTTACAAGCCTATGGTATGCAACTTGTTGATGCTGGTTTGTCTTTGGCTGCTGACATGGTTGGTGGTTTAGGTGGTAATGCAATAGGTGCTTTAGGACAACTTGGTAATAGTTTTTTAAACAGTATATCAAATCCGGATCCTGATTTACCAAAGTTTGAAAACCATGCAGGAAGCGATTATCAAGCACCAAATGTAGAAGAATGATTTATTAATTTATTATAGGAGTTAATTATGGCTTTACCAAAACTTGATGTGCCGACATATGAAATTGAATTGCCGGTTTCAAAGAAGAAGATTAAATACAGACCGTTTCTTGTTAAAGAACAAAGAAACTTGTTGATGGCGATTGAATCAAATGAATCTGCCACCATACAACAGAATGTAAAAGATATTCTTTATAATTGTACACTAACAGAAAACATTGATATTGAAAAGTTACCTATCATTGATGTGGAATTTTATTTTATTAATCTACGAGCTAAGTCTGTTGGTGAAGTTATAGAAACCAAATACAGATGTAATAACATAGTAGGTGAAAAAGAATGTAATAATGTTATGGAATCAACTATTAATCTATTAGATTTAAAAGTCCAAACTAAAGAAGATGTTTCTCCAGAAATTAAACTTACAGAAAACATCAGTATTAAATTAAAATATCCAGAATTTGGTATTGTTAAAGATTCACTTCAATATGATGATGTAACATCTACCGCTTTTAATATGATTGCTGAGAGTATAGAATATATTTACGATGGTGAACAGTTCTATTATGGTTCAGAGGCAGAACCAGGTGAAATGATTGAGTTTATTGAAGGTATGAACCAGGAACAGTTTAGTAAAATTGAAAACTTCTTTAATAACTTACCAAAGTTAAAAGAAACGGTTCATATGAAGTGTGGTAAATGTGGGTTTGAGCATAATATAGATGTAGAAGGCCTTGAAAATTTTTTCGGCTAATATTTCGTCATGATAATTTAAAGAATTACTATAAGACTAACTTTTCATTGATACAACACCATAAGTATAGTCTGTCGGAACTTGAGAATATGATGCCTTGGGAAAGGGATATTTACGTTTCCATGTTGATTGCGTATATTGAAGAAGAAAACCAAAAGATACGAGAAAGACAGAAGAAATAGTAAATGGATTACGGTAAAGCCAAAGACATACGAAAACAAGGACTTTCTAGCCTCATTACTGAAAATTTAGTGGGAGGCAAAGGCATTGGTTCGTCTTTTACTTCTGCAATTTCAGATAGAACCAAAGCAACATTCACAGGCATCAAAGAATCTTTTGACCCACTCAATATCGCTAAGAAAATGACTGGTGGTTCTAAACTAGCACCTGCATTACTTGGTAGAATGATGGGTAGAAAACAGGAAGATATAGAACACTTTTCAGGTAAACCAAAAAAATCAAAAGGATTATTTGGTGGACTATTTGGTGGCAAAAGTAATGATAGTCGTGAAATGGCAGAATCATTAGGTTCAATTTATAAAGAACTTCAACGTGCATCCGAAGAAAAAAAATTAGATAAACAAGAACAAAAAAATAAAGTTGAAGGTCAAGAGGCTGAAGAACAACGGCGTAATAGTGAAATTATTAAGGCAATAATTGGTACAAGAATAAAATCAACAAAATCCAATAAAGATAAAATTAAAGAAATAAAACAAACAGAAAAAGAAAAACCTTTTCGTGATGAAAAAGGAAGATTTGCTAAGAAACCAACTGAAAAAGAGTTTGGTAAAGAACCTACAACTCCTAGTGGGCCAACTGGACCTACAGTACCTACAACTAAAGCACCGGCACCATCAGCACCAACAGCACCACCATCTAGAGCTCCATCGGCCCCGGCACCATCAGCACCAACAGCACCACCATCTAAACCTCCAACAACACCGGCGCCATCAGCGCCAACAGCACCACCATCTAAACCTCCATCGGCACCGGCTCCTAGTGCGCCAACAGCACCACCATCTAAACCATCAGTACCAACTGCAACACCACAAGCTCCAACATCAATAATACCAAAACCTGCTGTATCTACAGGAACTAAAATTGCAGCAGGCACAGCAACCGCATTAAAGGGTCGAGCAGCTCAAGTTGCTGTTGCATTGGGAACTTTAGGTATTACGAGCAAAGCTGCTATTGGTGCCATAGTAGCCACATCAGCAAAAGAATCTGGCCTTGATCCATTTAAACCTGAAGATGGTGTAAAACCTTGGAAAGCAACATTAGAAAAAAGAGGTGTTGATTATCTTTATTTGAAATTTCCACAATTAGCCAAAGGTGGTCGTGTTGCAAAACAATTAAATATGCCAGATGGTGTTCCTGCTGATTATATTAAACAAATTATGGATAAAGGTGATGAAGCATGGTTTACATTAGTATATCCTGGTGGCGCTGATGCATACAAATACAGAGGCCGAGGCCTTATTCAGATAACAGGAAAAGGCGTTTACAAATCTGTTGGTGATATTATTGGAATTGACCTTGAAAAAGATCCTGATGCAATAACAAGAGATTTTGATACCGCAGCAAAAGCGACAGGTGCTTATTTGATGAACTCTTTAGGACGTGGAGATTCTAAAAAAGGTTTGGCTGCTTTAAATGCTTTGTCAGATGAAAAAGAATCTTTAAAGGTGGTAATAGCCAATGTGGCTAGAGGCTTTGCTGGATCCGATAAAGATAAGATTGACAAAATGTTTGATCCTAGTTCAAATCTTGGCAAAACAACAGCTTCGCAATTGGAAGCTGCAAGCAAATATTCACAACTAGGTTCAGATGCAGCCTCAGGTAAACAAATAGACCAAGCATCCAAAGAAAACAAAGATTTAAAACAAACAACTAATGACAAACCAGCACCTAGTGTTGTAAATAATTTAAATGTAGATTCAAAAAATTCTTCTTCATCTAGAGAAAAACCAAAAGAAGAAGATGACAGACCAGCTTTCTTAAAGAAAGCCAAAGGATAAAAAATGGCAAAAATGGGATATCAAGACGCTAAAAAAATAAGAGGTCAATCTCTATCCAGTAGGATTACAGACCGTTTAGTTGGCGGAGAAAAGATTAGTTCATCTATTGGAAAATCCATTTCAGAAGGCACTAGAGCAAGAATAACTGGCCTAAAAGAAAAAGTGGATCCATTGAATATCGCTAAGTTTATGATGGGTGGTTCTAAACTTGGTACTGCACTTGCTGGTAGAATGATGGGTAGAAGTCAAGAAGATATAGAACATTTTACTGGTTCAAAGAGTAAAGGAAAAGGTACTGAAACTGCAAGTAAATTAGGTAAAGTTGAAGAAGGTGGTTCTTCATTAGACATATTGCATAAAATTTATAGTTTATTAAGTGAAAACAATTCATCTGAAAAATTGGCCAGAGAAGAAGAAAATAATATGGCTGAAGGTCGTGAAATGGAAAAGAAAAGAAGGCATGATGAATTAATTGCCGCTATCAAAGGTATGGGAGGAAAACAAACTGCAACTGTTGTTGGTAAAGATAAAAAAGAAGAAAGTGGTGGTATGTTTGATAGTATTATTGATTTCGTTAAAAAAATGATTGATGACATGAAACAATTCATACAACCAATATTAGATATGTTTACTGGTGAATTAATGAAATCATTACTTAGCTTTGGTCGTTTTCTTTTGGGTAATCCTGCCGTAATTGCTGCAATCGCTTGGGCAATTGGTATGTATAAAGCAAAAGAATTTTTGGATGATAGTGAATATGGTAAAAGAATGTCTGAAAATGAAGGTAAATTAGCTCAAAAAGCTTTTAAAGAAAAGAAAACAGATTTTACTCAATTAAAATTATCAAAAGATGATGCTCAAGCAATATTGGATCAACCAGAAGGTAAAGCAAAAACTAGAGATATTGAATCTTTTGGTGGAATAGAAAGAATACAAGCAATTGCTGCCGGCAAACCTGACCCTGGCGGAAAAAGTTTACAAAAACCTATTGATAATAATACTCCAACAAACCAAACTGCTGAATTTCAAGAAAAAAAATTATCTGTTATGCCAGAGACAGTTGAACCTAGGCCAACAGCAGGAGGTTTGAAAGGTGATTCAAAGAAAAAAACTTGGGATGAAAAATATGCTCAAAATTATAATCCTGATGGTACAAAGAAAGTACCAACGGCAACTCCTGTAACTGCGCCAGCGGCTGCAGCGGCTGCAACTGCACCAGTACCTGCAGCTCCTGTTTCATCAACACCACCACCGCCCGTTTCAGCACCAACTAGTGCGCCATTAAATGAAAAGGTAAATGAAAATCAAAATTTAAATTTACCACCTACTCCTAATCCAGCACCAGCAACAACAGTTAATAATACAAATGTTTCTAATAACAGTAAGCCACAACAAGCAATAGGTAAAATACCATCAGTTAGAAATACAGAGAAAACATTTTCTGATATGATATTATACTCTACCAGAGTTGTATAATAAAAAACCCACCTTGCGGTGGGTTCTAAACTAAAGTATTTTAAGTTTAATCTTCTTCAGCTAACTTACTGAAATAACTTAAATCATCATCATCTGATACCAATGCAGGTTCTTTCTTAGGTGCATCAAAAGTCTTTGCTTTGGTTTGTTCTACGGTCGTCTTTGGTGCCTCACCATTGAGACCTAAAACTTTATCAAGGCGTTGCTTCAATACATCATAAGTTTTAAACTCCTTCTCACCAGTCATTTCTGCCAAAGAAAATTCAGACTTCCATATCTTCTCTAGTTCATCATCATCATTAAGTAATGCAGAGGATGATTCAAATTCAGACTTATCATAATTCTGATAGCCTTCTACTTTACGAATCTTCAACTTGAAGTTAGCACCTTTCCACATATCAAATGGATTGATTGCTTCTTCGTCAGCAAATTGAGGATTCATTGCTTCTGAAATCTTATCAAAGATTTTCTTACCAAACTTGAACAACTTAATTTGTCCTTCGTTTTCTGGATGTTTAGGATCCGAAACGATATACACATTAGTGATATAGTTTAGCTTACGTTTCTGTTTACGAACAACATCTTTGTTTGCTTCAATACCAGAATTCCATAGTGTAGAATTGTGCTCACATACTGGACATTGTTGATTCTTGGTTGTCAAACAATTATCAATTAACCAACCACCAGGTCCCTGAAAACCATGTGAGAAGATTTTGACCCAAGGTAATGAATCGTCACCATCAACAGCAGGTGCTGGTAGGAAACGAATAGTAGCCATACCGTTACCGGCTTTGTCTACTTCTGGTCGCCAGAAATTATCTGACTTCTCTGAACCACCTTCGGTTGTTTGATTTAATGCCTCGATTGCTTTGGATAGCTTATCAAGGTTGCCAGATTGGCGCTTTAAGTTTGCGAATGAACTCATAGGGTACTTCCTTTCGTATAAACGGTGTATAAACGGAGTGTTTCAAATAATTCTCATAATCAACTGCTAGTATATCATAGTATTTATGCTTTGTCAAGCGTGTTCCTGTATCTTTTCTTTTATTACCTGCTTAAGTTTACCTTTATCATATTCTAAAAATGGAGTGTATTTTTTAATGATTCTATGCCATGTTGGCCAAACAACATCTTCTGTAATTTGCTTTTCCCATCTTGGCATACAACCAAGAATATCAATCAATATACACACCGTTTCTAAAGATATTTTCTTCTGCATTAGTTTGGTGATTAACATTGGCCAACCACCATCAATAGGTTTGAAGTAATCTTCGATGCTCCAAAATTCAGCACCATCAACACTATCAAATATATAACTTATATCATTCTCAAATGTATATGTCAAGCTTTGAATTCTCTTTTTCCATTTGGTGTAATTATCATCACCATCTTGTAACAAATCACCTACCCAATCACCATTACCTTCAATGAAATTGGACACATAAAAGCATTTCAATTCTTCTAAATCATATTTACGAGATAACTTATAAAATTGAAACTTACTTTTGTTTGTGGTAAATGTTTGTTTAGATACATTCGTCTTACCATGATACTTAAAGTAATCATAAGAATCGGATGTGAAGTGTAATTTCAAAGCATTCCATAATCTGTAAGCTTCAAACCCGGTATTTTCAGTCATATTATAAAGGCAATTTAGAAGTCTTTTTCAACATATTATTTTCTTGTGCTTCTTCTCTGATTAATGCTTTGAGTGCGGATGAAATCAAGGTGGATGCCACCTCAATTTCTAATCCAGTTTCTTTACAATGCTCAAGAATTGCATCCATTCTGGTACATCTTAATTTTGTGGCTAATTCTTCAATCAATACACTAAAATCTCTAATTTCATCTTTAGTTGGCATACTATATTTTTCTCTCACTATAAAAAATGTGATTACCTATTTTTGTTACGACTGGAAGTTTCCAACCGGGTTTTACATAAACTGCATGATAATACATTGCATTTCTTTGTGCTAGTATATCATGAACAAAAGGTTCTGTCAAGGCCTTTCTTGCTACAATTAATGATTCTTGCCATTGGTATGGATTCCTAATCATTGTATGAACTGAGGTACACACCCATGAAAATTGGCATACAGTAGAACCATTAATATTGTTCTTTTGTTTAACTACACCACAGACAGTATCTAAAAACTTGCCTGAATTAACACGGTTGATTGTAACTTGTGCTACTGCTAATTTGCCTTCAAATGTTTCGCTTGCTGATTCATAGTAGATGTTTTCAGCCAAGCAGTTTAATTCTTTACTGAATTCTGGACCAATATCTGCAATCATAACTTGTTGTGCGATATTTCTACTGGTCGGTATTGCAATGTTAATTGTTAATAGTAACAATGAAAATACTACTAATAAAGATGATGTTATTGTGTGTTTAATACGCATCATATCTCCTTTTAGATTACGGCCAATACTTTGACCTTGGTCTCCAAGAACTTCTGATATTGTGGAGGGGTTTTGAGGAACTGTTTTTAAAGAGAACAGTCAAACTCTATTAATTAAAACGTCTTTGATACAGACAATACAGCCGCATTTTTATACAACTTCTGACCGTTTAAGGTGTTAGCTGTTTGAAATGTTGAAGTCTTGTTGCTGTTAGTATAATACTTGGCAGATACATCGAAGCCAGCAATATTATAACCTAAACCAAAGTTATAATCATTATAATCCAAAGTTGTGTTGTTAGCAATATCAGTTTTACCTGCGTGAGCGAGAACACTTGCTTTTGTGCCAGCAATTGGATATGCCACATCAGCTTGATAATATCTTGTACCTCTACTATTACTAGTAGCAAAATAATCACCTAGTGATTGACTTACTTTAACAGAAACAGGACCTTTTGCTACACCAAGATAAACTTCTTTAGTATCGTAGTTTGTTTTACCTACAGAAGCTCGTGGATAGAAATAGTTATAAGAACCAACATCTAGTGTTAAGCCTGCAACTTCTTTCTTGTATCCAGCATATAAGTCACTTTCTAGACCTGAACCATTAGTGTATAATTGTGAACTGACGGATGAATTCCAGTTACCAATATAAACACCACTCTTATCAGCATAGTCAATACCACCTTGTAATGCAGGTGCGTTTTGAGTTTGACTGATTCCACGGAACCGGTAATCACTAGTCGCACCCAAGTTTGTTGTTACTTGAGCTTGTACTATACCAGCACTTAATAATGCCAAAATTAATAGAGATTTCTTCATTGTTACTCCGTTGTTGTTTTAAAAAATGATGGATGATTCTGTTGCTAAGTTCATCCATCGAAACTCCGCTTACCTATTAGGCAGCAAGCTTATAACTTTCGTCATTTGCGGTTACTTAATTTAGTTATTACGCCTTCTCTGGCGATTCTCCATTATTATACTAATCAGGCAATCGAATCTATTCACCCCCAACGAAACATACTATGGCACTTTAGAGTTTCTCTGATTGACTTTGGGATACCAGCCCTAATCGTTTTACGGATTCTAATATGCTTCGGTGGAGATGGGGAGATTTGCACTCCCGTCTTGCCAAACTTTTTAATAACTTCTACGAATCTTTACAGTATATCATGGTATTTATGAAAAGTCAAGTATTTTATTCACTTTTACCATTTTTACATATTGGTTATTATACCATTATCTAATTTATCTATAAGGCAACCTCTTGATTTAGAATAAATTGTTTTATAATTTAAAAAATCATTAGGCAAAGAATTTTTCAGCCATTCTGTTAAACAAATTCTAACTCTTTCAAATCGGTCAGCTTCAAGAATTGGATAATCTTCTTCAACTTTATAACATCCTCTTTCTAATATTACTAGATTAATATCATCACCAATCTCTGCACCTATTTTCTTACCAACATTAAAATCGTTGCCTGTAATGAATAAACATTTTGCATTGGGGAAACTTTGATGTAATCTAAATGCTTGAGCATTGACTCCATTAAAAGTAGTAGAACAAATGTTACCTGCTTTATTTTCCACAACAAAAACAGGTATGAATCCTTTTTCAGTTTTTATACCAACACCACCATCAACTTTTTTATATTGTATATAACCACTACTATAAACAGTCTCTAATACTTTATCGTTTTGTATTAATTGTAAATCAATATCTTTCCATTGTTTTTTTATTTCCAACCTAACAACTTCAAATATTGGTGTCCATAACATTTCAAGCCAACTAGAATTTTTCTTATTCTGTTTACTGTTGAATATGTTTGTATTCTGTGGTTTCTCTTTATATTTTTCCCACACAAATTTATCGTAAAGTGTTATTCTTTCAATATATTCATGTGTAGATATTTTGTTGGAAATATAATCGTGCATTGTAATCTCAACACTATCCAACATAGACAATGCAGTTCTTACATAATCATGGTTCTGATATTTTATTAAATCTTCACGGTGATATTGATAGTTCATAACATATATTATAACTCACCACATAAACAATGTCAAGATATTACTTAAATATTTACCAAGCTGTTGGTGAAGGTATTTCACATGGCCCATCACAAGATACACTACCATAATCTACTGGACATACAATCTCTAGGTACTCCATATCAGGACTATAATCATAAAGATAATGGACGATACCTGGACGCTGTTGGACGCAATCTCCTGCTTCTACCAAGTGTATCTTATCTTCATATAGAAACTTAGCCCAGCCTTTTAACATATAAACAATTTGAAACTCTGCTACATGATAATGCCAACCTGTGCCACCAGATTCAGGTGGTAAGTTTGCTCTAGTGATATGTGCTAATACTCTACCATTGGTAGCATCAGCAATACCTAAATCTCTATACAGAAAAAAATTTCTAAGGCCACCACTTTTGAATTCGGTGTCTGTAGGTTTGTTATGTATAAACTTTGTATCGCCTTGTGTCATTACTATTGTCCTAAATTAAATCTCATGCCTGTTGCTTCTTCAACAGCACTCATTGGTACTTGATATTTTGGTAAATCTGCCACAGGTAAGGCCGCATTAGGCATCAAGTAAGCCTGAACCTGTTTACTATTTTTCTCTATGATGATTTTATATAATCGTGTTGGCATTCCTAATCCATTACCAATCACAGGATGTCCTTGGTCAAAAATACCACCAGATATAATATAGAAATCTGTATTAGGTGCGGCCGCCCATTGGCGTTCCCATGTTTCTAATTGTTTCCAAATACCACGATTGTTGTTTGCTAATTGTGCGACCATATTACTTAAATAGAAACTTTCACTCATGATAGCATCATTCTGTGTATTGTTACCTGCAGGTGCCATGTGACCACGGTCATGTGTTTTACCTACAATAGCATAGTCAGCAAGACTAGCAGAACATTGTGGTGTCACCAATGGGTCAGGCCTAAAGTTATCTTTACGCTTTGCTGGGCCAGTCATTGCAGCTACTGTCAAATGTTCAAATACTGCTACGGGTGCTTTAACAGAACACCGATGTATCACAGCATAATTCATATGGCAGATTTCTTGGTCACCTGGTTGTGGTTCGTATTGTGGTGTACCATTAACTGTAAACTGTGGACATTGTTGGTTAATCTGTGCAAAGACAGCAAATGGTAATAGTAATACGAATAATAATTTTTTCATTTTTGTTCTCTGTAAAATCTAATCGCCTCAACTAGGCCATCTATATGGTCTTCCGTTTTCTCTATAAAGATAAGCGGTGGATTATCTTCAACAGCCATGATTACAACTAATTTATTTATAGGTGTACCAATGAGTTCTTCATACATCAAAGCATACGCAGTTGTCTGCCAAAAGTAATCTAAAATATTCTCTCTTGATTTCATTCTTGCTGATGTTTTAAAATCAATAGACGCCAATTCACCATCGAACTCAGCAATACAATCTACACGACCTGCCATACCTAATTGAGTTGACCATAAAGCCTGTTCCTGATAGTGTATATTGTTAATACGATTAAGTTCTGGTTTAAGAGCAACAAACATTTCTTTGGCATCAGGCATCATATCACCTGTACCTTCGTTGTTTAAGTACCTCTCACATAGTGTGTGAACATTGGTACCACGACCTGTGGCCTTCTTTGAGATTTTGTTGGCGACTTCTTCACCAACTCTCTTACGCCATGCCATGATGGCTTCTTTTTTCTGAGCACCTAGAACGGTGGTGACAGATGGCAACCTAGTTCCATCAGGTAAAGAGTAGTATCTTTTACCGTCAGGGAATGTGGTTGATTGGAGGTCTTGCAGAGGTTTTGGTGGGCAATATGTGAACATAATCTAATCCTATCATAAAACAATTATATAGTCAAACTGATTTAAACTTCCAGTTATATTATTAATCTGATGGTAATGGAGTGTTACCTTTGGCTATCCATTTAAGATATTCTTGATAGTCTCTATTATTTACATCCATTGGTATACAAGCACCATCAGATAAACGAACAATATCTTGGCCACCCAAAGGTAAATTTCTTAATTTATACATTTATAACTCCGCATCTAAAGGGATAGAAATAACAGCCGGCGTATCATTAGCAGTTAAAGCGTAAATATATGATGGATTATAATAATTTATGCCCGCAGTAGCACCATTAGTCCATGAAGTACCAGTTCCACCTTCCGAATCAATGAGTCCTATTGTTGGAGAAGTTCTCATTTGAGGAAAATCAACAGTAAAAAATTGAGAAACTGATGTTACTACAGTATTTTTTCTAAGGAAATATCTTTGACATAAGGCTAATTCTTGACTAAAATGCCTAAAACTAAACGGTGATGCTGAATTACCTTTTTCTAGTTGTATACCTGTAATATACCAATTAGCACCATTTGTACCTACTAGACTAACTGAGCCTGTTGTTGAAAATTTGCTAGAACCCACCCATGCGCCAGCAGTACCGCTGAAATTAGAACCTACACCAAGACCGAAAAATACATACATACCAATCGCATTAGTATTTAACCAAGTCCCACTTGTATCACCAGTAATAGTTATTGAAATAGTTGTCCAAGTATTGGCTGATGAGATTGAATAACTAAAAGGGTAACTTCTATTTTGTGCGCTATTTAGAATCGCACCACCAAATGTCCCTGTCAATGAAGAATACACTCTAAAGGATAAAGTTACTGTTGCGGCTGATGCAGTACCCCATGCAAGGTCAATAATATTTGTACCCTCAATTGGCTGACATATTGCAAAAGTATCGTTTACTCCAACTGTGTGTGCTGATAAAGTATTAACCCTTAAACTGTTTGTAAATCCATTAGGTGCCAAAGATTGTTGTTGAACTGATGCTTTTGATGATGCCGTGCAAGAATAAAAATATCTGTCTAGACAGTAATCACCACTATTTGGAATTTTTATGACTCCCAAATTCCGCTGGTCTATTGTCATTCCACCGTTAATAATTCGGTTTAATCCAATTGCGGATGTTTGTGTTGTTGAATCTGGAAAAAGAACTCCCGAACTATTTAATGTTGTGGCCATTTTCTACCTCAATTTATATTGATTATTATTATATTTAGTATTCTCTTCCACGGTAGGAGTCCACTATTTGGTACTTCTCATATTCTTTTAGAGACTTTATATACTCTATCAATTCTTCCCTAACTCTCTCTTTTCTGCTGTATTCGTAGTATAACCGCTGTTGTTTTGACATCATTCTTTTTTTGCTCATCAGGTCTCCTGTTATTTTTATTATACTTGGATACTTTTTGAGCTTTTACTACGGGGGCAACTTTGGTTTCAAGTTTGACTCCTTTGTAAATTAATAATGCAGGAAGTTTTTCGTTGGAGATTACCATTCTCTATTCATTTTCGTTTTATGACCAGCTTTCAAGGTGTTACCAGGAACTTGTTCTTTAATACGATTAATTACATATTTTTCAAAGGTTGAATCAGCTTTCATAGTACCTGGAACAGACATACGATTAGCATCAGAAAATACAGGTAGATTTTTGGCAACAAAGTGTTGTTGTAGATGCGGATTCTCCTCTTTAAAAGCATCGAGAACCGTGTGGGACATTTTGTGTTCTTCAATTTCATTTGTTTTTGTATTCAAAAAATCATATGACGGCATAGCAGGACTCTTTCGCTTGTTTTAACATATCAGTCAACCATTGTGGTCGCTCTCTACTATTTATCTTACCTGACCATGACCATAGGTGTTCTTTATTCATCACATAGTATCTACGATAGGAATTAATAGAATCTCCTGCTAATTTACATTCATCAGGCATGGCTGGTGTTGGT